CATTGCTTTAAATGGTTTACCTATATTAGGTCCATAATTTCCTCTTTTTTTCTTTGGTGTATCAACTGGTCCACCTTTTTCTAAATAAATTGTGTCATCATCAACACCGTGTGGATTTGCAGGTATTTCTTTTCTACCTGGTCCTATTTTAGTTCCTGGGGGTGCTTTTTTAGGTTTATTTTTTGGAATTGGTCCTCCTGAATATTCATCAAGTCCGCTCTTACCTTTTTTCTTTTTCTTTTTAGTTTTACCTGTAATTGGAAATTCTTTTCCCATGTCATCAATCAAATCCTGCAATTCTTTTTCCTTTTTTTTCGATAGTTTTTTAGGTGGTTTTCCAGGTCTAATTGTAATTTCAAGAGGCATAATAATTAATGTATAGTCGGTTTTAAAAGATTTATCAAGTCTCTTCCATTATGATCCATAATATTATTATATTCTTTTTCCGAAAGGTTGTTATGGTAAAGCATTTTTGCTACACCCATCATTGCACCCGCTAAAAGTATTTGTTCTTCTTGACTTGTAACCGCTGTGTCGGAAAAATTCATTAATTCGTTAAAATATTCCTGTAATTTATCTGTCGCTGTTAACATTTTTTGCATTTTGTTTATCTAGATTAACATTTGCACGTAATTGTGCAATATCTTCGTTAGAATCTATCTTATCTTGTGCAATTTTTGCACCTTGATCAAGTTTTTCACCTTCTAAATCAAGTTTTTGTTGATCATTTTGTGCTTTTCGTTGAATATCTTGTTCTTTTAACTGTAATTCTTGTTGTTTTAGTCCGACAAGAGGGTCTTGACCTTGGCCTTCCATAGCTTGTTGTTCTTCAATAAACATTTCTTCAATAAATTCTGTTGCTTTTAACGAAATTTGACGTTCCATCTCTTCTTGGAACTGAGCCTGTAGTTCTGGTGGTATTTTACCTCCAAATTTAGCTGCTTCAGCTTGTAATTGTTCTTGATTTTCTGCTTCAACCATTTGTCTTGCTAATAAAGATATATGTTCCATGACATGTGCTTGTAATAAAACAGTTGCTTGAGGATTATTACGAACTAACATTGAGGATAAAAATGTTCTATGCGCAGCGATGTGTGCTTGATGCTCTTGATTTCTAAAAGCAATTAATTTTTTTCCAAGTAATGAATCAGAATTTTCTAACGCAGGATCTTTTGGCTTTGGTGTATCTGGAGGAGGTAATATAGCGTCTATATCTTTTACTCCAAGTGATTGATACATTCTTTTATAAGCTTCATATATGTTATGTGACTTCGGATCAGACTGTGCCATCTGTAATTGTGTTTGTGCCAACGTAACACGTTGAGACATGGAAAAAATATTTGGATCAGACACAGGCATAATGTCAACACGATCATCAAAGTCAGTTGATTTAATACTTGGTACAGCATTACTGCCTACATCATAGGGATACCTTTGAGGTAAAAATTCTTTAAATACTTTTGCTAATAAATTAAATTCTGTTTTTTGTGCATAGTGTAATCTTTTATGTATTGCACTCATGACTCTTGATCCTCTTTCGATCAAAGCCATTGTCGTTCCTACAGGTGCATTTGCTGCTACACTGTCACCAATTTTTTGATCAGCAATAGAAGCAAAACGTTGTCCTGCTTGTACAACAAATCCTAATAATTGAAATAGAGTTTGATCAGCGCCTTTGTAAGGTAAAGGCATTAATCCTGCACGCAAATCGCCACTCGGTGCATCGACATCTCTAAATTCACCAGGTTGTATTGGAGAGTCATCATCTGCTATTCGCAAACCTCTTGCTTTAAATCCTGCTGGTAAATTTGCTAATGTTCCTGCATCAAGTAATTGTCTAAGAGCTGCAGTTGCTGTTCTTGATAAACCACCAAGCATATGAATAAGACCGTAGCCATAAAAACCAAGACCAGGTAAAAACTTGTAGTGTACAAAATATTTTTTTTTCTTTTTTAAAGAATCTTGTTCATCGTAGTTTCTGTATACCGATAAAACATTACCAGACCCTTCGTCTATTGTTACAATATAGGGTAATTTAATTCCGTCGGAATCTTCAAATCCTGGCACGTCTAAATCAACATGCATTTCTAATAAGGTATATGAATCATTCTTGTAAGACCCTGTTTCTTTCACACCATCCAAACGATTAACTTCTGTTTGAATACTATTTGTTTCAGTATCTTCATATTCTTCTAAATCTACATCACGGTAAAATCCTGTTACTTGTAATTTACGAATATCGTTTTCTGTTCTTTTTAATACATGTGTAATACGTTCTGCCGTTCCTAAATCTGTTGCGGTGTACGGAACAATTAATTCTTCACTAGGAATAAACTTTGATACAGCTCTCCCCATTGTAGAATCATAGTAAACTTTTTTAAAACTAGAACCTGATAAAGGTAAGTAAAATAACATTTGATCTAAGTCAGGATCAAAGTCTTCCATGACATGCATTACTTGATAGTTCATAAACTCTTGCACACGTTGAGCTTGTTGTTCTTTTTGTGGATCAGATTTACCAATCATTTGTACTCTGACTGGACCATTTGCAGGTAATAATTCTTTGTAAGCTTGAGCTTGAAATTGTGTAACTGTTTCTGATAATAGAGGGTGTGTTACACCACTTGCTCCTTGAAAAGGTTGTGATCTATCTTCGTATTTAAATCCAAGTAGTTTTAATCCTTTTGCATAAGCATCATACCACTCTTCTCTAGAAGAGCTATCTTCTTTGTAATCACCGATAAGATCAGATGACATGTCCTGTAAGTCTTTCTCATCCATATACTCAGCTAAGTTAGAGTCAAATTCTACTTCTTGTTCATTCATTGGATTGACTAACGCCCCTCCGTCTTCTGTCATTTCAATGTTGTCAACTGTTAATTCGTCAGGAGTCTCTACTGTTACTTCCTCAGCTATTACTTCTGTAGGTTCACCTGTTATTCTTCTCTCAACCATTATACCTCAAATATATCAATATGCTCGACAAGTCCACCTTGCGCTTTATGTGTTTTATAGGGTTCTAACATCTCAGGAGTAATTTTAATAGCAAAAACTGGTTCCATACTTTTTTTGTTAGGAGTAGCAATAGGTTCAATTTTGTAATTTGGATTAGCTCTTGTTAATTCTGTAGCTTGATTTGGATTTGTTAATGTTGCTACCATGTTACCATTTTGATCGGTGACACGGTATTGTGTAGTTCCTTTACCGCCTTTTAATTGTACAGGCATCGTAATTATTTCTGAGTTATTACTCTGTGCTTGTTTTTTTAATATTGTTTCTAGTGTGGACGTGTAATGTTTTGGTTTTCCAAAATTAGGGTTGGTAGCCGCTGTTCCCGAGTTGTCAATTACATTTGAAACAGAATTAGGACCACCATAAAACTCGTCCATGCCAATACCTTTATATTGCGATTCTGCAAATTGCCCACGTTGTTTAAAAATCTCAAAGCGTCGTTGTTTATCGGCTGCCCTATCGGCTACGGATGTAGAAGCATCTCCTTTAAATTTATATCGATCAATTACGTATTCGGATGGTGAAATAGCATAATAGGATGACGCATCAGGATCTTTTAAGACAAACTTTCTATATGCTAGTTCGTATAAATCTTTTTTAATCAAGGCGTCTGCCCACTCTTCTCTGTTTTTAAATGGTAAATCAGGAAAGAGTCCCGCCATTGAATTAGAGTCTATCTCAATAATTTGTTTCATCATATCATCAAGATTGTCATTTAATAAAGTTGATAGTCTTGACAAATCTGCATCACTAACTTCTCTTGTTTCAATATACTTGTTAACAAGCTCGTCTACTTCTTGATCTATCTTTGTTACTCTTTGTGACAAAGCATTTACTTCAGCTTTTGTTTTTGCAAGTGGTCTAAACACCGATTTATTCTTTTCAAAAAAGTCCATTGTTGCTTCTGCTGTTTTATTTAGCCCTTGTAGATTTGTCGTGTCACCTTCTTCCTGTATCTTACGTAGGGCAGCGGCTAGTTGTTGTTTACGCCCTGCGGCAGCTTGTAATAAATCGGACTGTATCTCATCGGCAAACGTCACACGGACCACGCCGCTCGGATCAACTAAGGTGCCTTTATTAATTTGCTCTTGTAACTCTCTATTTTTTACAACGAGCTCATCCATTTGATTAACCAAACCTGGGCTTATCTCATCTAACTGATTTGCATATTTTGCTATGACACTCATTTGAGGATTAGCAGATGCATAAAAATCATCCATAATTTCATCAATATCTGCTTGGTTCATTCCTCGTTGACCTGCTAATCTTTGTATTTTAGTTTGTGCTTCTGCATAAAGACCTTTCAAACTTCTTTCACCTTTATTTAATTCTCCCGTTAATTTTTTTACATTTATGGCTGTCTCTGGTCCTGCAACTTTAGGCGGGATATAACCAAAACGGTCCGAGAGCCGCGTCCAACCAATAATGTATGTATCTTGTTCATTCGGTATACCAAATTCATGACGATTTATATTTTCTCCACCAAACATGGTCACTGGATAGTCGCCTGAGTCACCAGGTAATTTATTTTTATTTAAATATAAAACTCTTTCACGTTGCGAATCTGGTATAGAACCAGGCTCAAAGTATCCTGAATAACGTGTGCTTTTCTCGCCATTTGGATTGATGATCTCGGACCCCTGACCTGTTGCGTGTACTCGCATACCGCTGATTGGTGCTGATCTAACTTGCGAAAGAACATCTGCTTTAGGTATAGGTGCGTTGTCTTCATACAATTTAAGAAGAGACGCAATACGATAATCGTCGACCTCGGATTTTTTAATTCTGTTTTTGTTTAAGAAATCAAGGAGCTCTTGTTTGTTTGCAAACTGTTCAGGTGCGTTTGTCATCGCACGTTCTATGTCTGAATAAAATACAGACGTCATTGGTTGTTGTGTTATTGGTGTAACCTCAATAGGCATTGTTGGATCTAATTCTACTGTTTCGTTAGGTGTAGGATCAAAAATATCTTCTTCTGCTCTTTTATTTTTTGTTGACTCTAAACTCTCTGCTTGTTTCTTTGTAGGATTTGTTAATTTGTCTTTTGGTATTGGTATTGGTGAAACTTCGTTGATAGGCGCTTTACCAAATAACTTAAAGAAAGGTAGCATTAAGTTTGCAACCTCATATGATCCTTCGGGAAGGTCATCTTGAAATATATCTAGGTCTTCAGGTAAGCCTAAACCTGCGGGTCTTTCTTCTACTTCACCACCTTTACTCATAAACTGGACTCCTTTTAATTCTGCTGCTCCTTCTGAAAGCAAATCTATTGCGTCATTTATATTTTGTATTTCATCATCTGTCACACCAAATTGTTTTTTTAATATTTCTTTATTCTCAGGGCTTATTAAATTTAATAATTTTTGTTCAAGGGGAACGTGTCTTCCATATTTAATATCGTCAATCACAATCTCTGATCCAACTTTTTCTAAGTTTGCATTTTCCAACGCTATTGCTTCGTCATCTCCTTCTTTAATTGCTTTTCTAAGTTTTTTTTCTATCTTAGGTTGACGCATAGAATTTAGCTCTGACAAGTCTAAATAATAGGAACCTGGATTTATACCTGACCCCTCTAAAGTGCTAACTGTTTTACCACCTAACTCCATAGTCTCTGTACCAACAGTTTTTAAAATTTGAGAGCCCTCATAAGCATGAGCAATTTGCACGCTATTTCTAGGTGTTTTACCTTTTTTACCTTTAAAAATTTTATTAAGTAAAGGTGAAGCTAACTGTGTTACTTGTTTTCTAATTATATCATGTTCTTGAAAAACTTGAAAAGCATTGTCCATATAAGAACCAGGTGTAAGCAGTTCATTAATCTCTAAATCAAATGCACCCATAAAATCGTCAAACTCTCCTTTAGTGGGATTTTTAGAACCTGGTGCAGACTCTCTCATAAAATTTAAAAATCTTTTCATTGATCGAACAGAACTAGAATCTATAAAATTTTCATAGTTATTCATTAAGTTATTAAACTCAGGATTTGTTGTTAAATATGTATCAAATAACATTGCAATTTTTTTTCTGCTTTTTGAGTCTGCTTTTCCTACTTTATTGTATCTTTCAATCTGAGCAATTTCTAAACCATTATAAATTCTACCATCTTCTTTTTTTGTTTTATCAAACTCACCAAAGCCTTTTGATTCGTTGTATTCTTTTTGTTTTACCAAAAGAGTTTTGTTTTTACCGCCTCCTGGTGGAGTATCAAGTCCTTTTAAAAACAAACCTGTCTCTGTAAAAGATTCTTCAAAAGTGTCTCTGACAGCCTGAAGATTATTTTTATCTATTTTTTTTGTTTTTAATTTATTTTCAAAATTATCAAAAAGTTTTGCATTGTTTTTTTCTTTTTGTATTACATTTATATTTTTTTCAGGTTTACCATATTTTAATCCTAATTTATCTCTGGTAAATTTTTTAATATTATTTACTGATAGATTAGCTCCTTTACCAGAATAGAAAAAAACAGTTGGGTTTTTTTGCATTGTTTGTAATATTTGTTCTGGTGTCATTACATCTTTATTTTTTTTCATAAACTCTACAGCCTCGGGCTTATATGTAGGATTAGATGGAAGTTTTTTTGTTTCTATATTTTTTACACCTGATTGAAGAAGTGACTCATCAAAATCTTTTAATGGTAAGCCATCAGGAAATGGTTTTTCTTTAGTTGCAACAGCAGGTGCTGTTTTTTTCTTTTTTCCTCTAGGAGGTACAGCTGCATTTAAATTTAATTTGTCATAAGCCTCATCTGATAATTCTGTTATATCTACAGATCCAACGTATTCATCAATGTGTTGAGGATTCTCTGTTATTACTTTTAAAGCTTTTGTTGTAACTTCTTTTTCAGGGACACCTAATTTTCTAAAAAAATTAGAAACAGGTGCTAATGCTTTATGAGCTTTTGTTAAAACTCCGCTCACAAAAGAAAAATCTGCTAAACTTAAAAGAGCGGTTGCCCCTTCCATCGGCGTAATCTCTTCACCCATTTCCGCTTTACCAAAAATTTCATGAACATCTTTCCATAAAAATTTTGCTGTGCCTGAGGCACCTCTTAAACTTCCAAATAACTGAGCATATTTATTATTATCAATAAGTTCAGGAAATTTATTTCCTATATTGTAAAAAAAATCTGCACCCGCCGCATAAGCAGGTGATAAAGATACACTTGTTTCTTCTCTTTCCTCAGGTGTTCTAAAAATACCTATCCCTGTAAGATCTCCTAAATCAATC